TTCAAGCTGCTTTGCCTTTACTCCCTGAATCCAGAGGTTGCGCCATCGGTAATAGAGCGTAGTCATGCGAGTGCTTGCCAAATCCAGGGTAAGCAGGTTGAGGTAGTAGATCAGGTGAATGCCGTAGTAATAGTCCTCATCCGGGGTAGGATAGATGTGGTAATACCCGTATTGATCTTCGCTTCCTACCGGATAGAGTTTTTGGGGGCGTCCCGTCTCGTGAGGCGATGCAAGGAGATTGAAAAAGGGCATCGGCTCGATTTCAAGCGGCGTATACTGGTCCACGATCATATACGTGTCGCCTGCAACGGGAGCGGTTCCGTTTGAGGTATCGGCCCACGCGGGAGACACCGAGGCTATGTAGGTATCCTCATCATAGCTGTAGATTTGGGACAACGAACCCTTCCCGGTCCCGGAATAGATGAGGATTTCCTTGCCCTCAAGCTCATCCTCGCCCTCATCCTCATCCGACGAATCAAGGGTTACGGTCGCGGCCGCAGAACCTTCCACGTCATCGGCTTCATCACCGTAAAGCACTTTTCCGAAAGCCACGCTGGATAACCCGGCCGGGAAATCATACCGTGATACCCCCGGCGTCAGGACTTCCACGTGTTCGGCCTGCAAAGACTTTAACCGCTTTCCGAGAAGCCAGATATCGTTCTTGATTTGCTCCAGCCACTCAGCCGCTTGGGTAAGCTGGGCGGCAGTCGGACTGCTGTATCCAGCCTGCTCCAAGCCCTCAGTGCAAATTGAATCTGCCGTTGGGGCGTCTGGTGCGGCCATATTTCACGCCTTTCTATGCTACGAGATTAATTTGCTGTCAGCCTCGATCATTTCTTTCGTCTTTTTGTTCCCATCTCTAAGCAGCTTCGAATACTCTTGCTCGGACGCTTCCCCCAGGAGGCTATAGGGAAAGACCATCACCGTCCCTACTTGTTTCCGCGCCTCGTTGGGTTTCTGCCTGAATACCGGATAAGTGGCATGATCGGCGCATTCCTTATACCGTTCGGGAATAATGGTCTCCACCCCTCTCTGAATTACAAGGGGCTCACCGTTCACGATCAGGGTCACATCGTCCTCGTCATTGGGGCTCGACTTGTGATTGAATACTACCCGGTAATACTTCTCAGGTTTCGTATCCCGCTTCGGTTTCGGCACGATGACATACCCATCCTCATAGGATTGCACCATGTAATCGTCCGGGTTGAGTCCTTTCTGCTCGATGGTCGCCCGTGCCCGCTGCTCAGTCTTGAAGGGCACTCCCTGACTGGAAAAAATCTGCTCTGGGCTTTCTGTTTCCTCTGGCATTTTATGCTTCTCCTTTCAAATCGATCAAAAGGCTTTCAGGAAGCTCAACAGGTTAATTACCAATCCCACTTAATGGCCTCGAAGCCGATAAGCGCGTTATTGCTGTTGACCGTGGTATTGGCTACATAGATACCGTCTTTCGTGACCTCTCCGGCAACCATCGGCCGCGTGGAATACATGCCGCCGATAAACTGAATCTCGCCGGAAGCCGGGTCATCGTTGAGAACGATGTCGTCATCGTCGCTTCCATCGGATGTGAAGCCGACAATGGTATACAGCTTGCCGTCGATGATGATTTCAGAACCCTCTCCGATATAGGTATTGCCTACGGCGCCGTTGAACTTTCCTGCATAGCTGGCCGCCGTGGTGAGTGTCCAAGTATCGATGGTTTCCTCGGTCGCATCGCCGACCCCATGCGGTGAATCGCTCGTCGTGTAGCGATAGTCCCTGTTATCCGGTTTCAGATACACACCCTCCCCGTAGGTCGTGGTGCCGACGTCGCCGGAGGCGAGGGTAGTCCCGCCGTAATACGGCATGAGACCGTTCCCCTTGGTAAGGGCCGTAATCTGCCTGTAGGTCGTACCGGTGTGAACCTGCATGCCCTCCACAAACTCACCGGAACGAAGCATATTGCGGTTCCAGTAAAGCTCGTAGTCGTTGGAGGTTTCGAAGTCCTGCAGATGAAATTCATCCGGGACAAACCCGAGACACAGGTAAAACGCTGTTCCGGTCCCGTTCATTGTTCCTGCTACCTTTATCATTGGTTTACTCCTTTCCTAAGAAAAGTTGAATTAATTACAATATCAACAACTTAACAATACTCAACTCATGGTTACGACGGACTGGCTGTCGCGGCTACTTCGAGCCTAGCCACCCAATTCTGATTGAGTATCGCGCCGGTTTGCCAGGTTCCCCAGGAAACGAAACCGATCTGGCCGAGCGGATCGTCCTTGGTCTTCTTGCCGGGGTTTACCACGCCGATATCGACGGAGTTGTATCCCTGAAGCGGCACGATGGCGTATGAATCCCGCGCCACGAAGATGAGGGGATACACGTCGCATTGGGCAGAACTGGACACGGCACTGCCGCCGGAAAGATAGGTCGTCCCGGAAGCACCGGATGTTTCCCAAGAATCAAACATGGCGGTCAGGACAATCCTGTACTGCTCGATCTTGCCGATCTCACCCGGAAGGGCCTTGGTCGAATCCGAATACTGCGCCCGGGGCACAAAACCGGACACGCCCCGAAGGTCGGCATCCAGGTCGGTATGACCCATGCAGAAATAGGCTGATTCCACCGGCTCGGTCGAAATCATCGCTGAAGCCTTGATAATCTCGCTGATCTCCCGCGCCTTGTACTTCTTGAAATAGCGATAGATCTTGCGAAAATCGCCTCTTACCGCCGGGCTGTTGACGGAGCCGCGAGCACTCACGCCATTCGCGTAAAACCAATCTGTTACTTTTGTGACCACTATTTATTAGTGGCGGGGAAGCGCTTCAACTTCCCTCTTATGGTTTCCCATAAGTTCAGACTGTCGCATCATCCCGGGAACCATCCGGGAGCCAAGGGACTCAGTCGTTGCGGCTGTATTACCCACCTGGTTTAGTGACTTCATTGTTAAATAGGATTTTTCTCTGCGCTTAACTTCATTTTGGGGAGTTCTAGCTCCACGTCCACCCTTTGGATAAACCCAATTATAAATCAGGTTAATCCCAAGATGTGCTTGTTCCTTTTTAACAATAAGATATGGTTCTACCAGTTTGAGAAGTTGTGCAGCTTTTCCATTATTAAACCACCAGTCATATTGTATCTTGTGATTTATTCCCCGTATTGGACGAGGTTTAAAACGGCCGCCAAATTTCTCAACCAACCAGTGCATTAAATCCATGCTTGTATTAACAACATTAACAGTTAATACATAGCGAGGATTCTTTGTCCTTTGCTTACCAGGGTTCATTTTGGAAATGCTGATACATCCATCTGAATCAAGTACTCCAGCAAGATAACAAAGTTCTCTGGTTGTCGGATTTAACTTGCCTCGGGTTATCATAGTAAGATGTTGTGCCATCGTTTTCTTACCTTAGACTTTCCCAGTAATTACCCTTAGTGTCGGTCTAAGGATTGCTCCTTAGATAGCGCATTCTAATACGTTACTTCCGGCTTTAAGGAAATTGATCCGGATTTCCTCTACCGTTTCAGCCGCCTGCTCGCCGCATATTGTCATCGCCTCGTTAAGGACCGGGTCCTCGTGGGTATCTGAGACGGTGTTGGTGATCTTTACGACGTCGCCGTAAAATTCCAAGGTCGCCGTAATGTCGGTATGGGTGAGCTTCTTGCCGGTAGGCGGCACGCCGTCAGCCAATGGAGCGGTTGCCCTTGCCAGGGAATGATACCTTCTCCATTTCCGGGTTAAGGTTGAGTTTTTGGGTTGCGGGTCAACAGTACCGAAACGCTCGGTCGTCATAATATGCTGACCGCGTTCCAGCAGCTTCCTCACTGCCTTTCCCCTGGTTCGCGGGGAAATGTCCTCGTATGTCGTGGTGTTGCTCGGCAGTCCCATAATGAAACTCCTTTCTGTTGTGCCTTAAAAGAGTCTCTGGGACTTCGGAAAGGCGGGGTTTAAGGTTAAACGGTTGAGATTACGTTCATGTGCTTACAATCCGAATAGTAGCACTTAATCTGTATGTTGGTGCGGGGTCCTAACGCTCCCCGGAAAAAGACCCTGCCACAAAAAAAACAGCGATATTCACCGTTTTTCATACATTCGGCAATTATTTTCCTCCTTTCTTCTTCAGGTTTAAAACGAAACTCATGCAGCCGGAACTGGGTCGTTCCCCACAACTTATGTTTTTCTTCCGTTGCATGGTTTTGTTGTTGGTGCATGGTTATTCTTCTTCTTTGAATGCCTCTTCGGCTTCCTCATCTGGCGATTTATCACCGGCCCCGGTTTCCCGCTGGTTCGTTTTCACCGATTTTTCCGAGGCGTAAATATCGTCATATTGCTTTTTTTTGGCCTTCGTGCTTTTGTCGTGCTCATCGGTTTTCTTTTTGGCAATGTCCTCTTTGTAATAATCCAGGATCAGAACGCCGTCTTCCGGGTCCAGGGAAGTCGCCAGTTTCTGTATTTTCGGGCTTTGCTCTTTGACCCATTTATGAAAGTCCTGCATGCCCTCGCCGTAGATGATATTGAGCGCATCGGGATGCTTTGCGTTGCCCTCATTATCCGTTGCCCTCAAAATAGCGTTATCAAACGACAGCTGGGCCACCTTGAGATCGAGTTCCCCTATCTTCTTGTCAACGTCTTCGGTCTTAGGGAAAGAAATCCCTTCGAAAGCCTTCTCAATCATCTTCTCGGCCGTCACACTTGAAAGTACCCGGATGGCCGCATAATCGTCCGGGTAATCCTCGGCATATTGCTTCAGGTTGACCGTTTCGTCTCCTATGATAATCTCGCCGGGGAGATCTTCAGCGGCTATCAGCTTCAATCGCTCGGATATCAGTTCTTTGGTCAGCTTAGATGGGGGAGCTTCCTCCCCTTTTTTCTCTTCAGGTTTTGACTCAGGTTCCTCTTTCTTTTCCGGCTCCTCTTCGTCCTCGTCGTCCTTTATGGATTCCAAGCGCTTGTCAAGCCTCTCCTGGGTCGAGGGTTCTTCCTCTTCGCTCTCTTCCTCGGTCTCTTCGCCGGTCTCCCCGGGTTCCTCTTTCTCTTGCTTTTTTTCCTCCGGCTTTTCCTTACGGGATCTGCCCGGGCCGCGCTTTTTTTCCGTCTGAGGAGGCTTCTCTTCGCCCTTCGGGGCGGGCTCTTTATCTTCGTCCTCTAAATCCTCGGAAAAAGCCACTTCCGTCTCGTCAACCTCCTCCGTTGGTGTCTCTTCTGTTTCTTGCTCTGTAACTTTTGCGTCATCCGGCATTTTGTGTTCTCCTTTCGTTATTATTCTTTCACCACCTCAAGGTTTACCCATCTGTTATCGATATAACCTTGCACATATTCCCGGTTGTGCCGCTCCGGCTGTGCTCTATCGAAACGCTCCGTTAGTGAATTGGCGATAGGCCACACAATGAAAACTCCCGCTAACGTGCCGAGAATAAGTGCTAAAAAAACTTGCCTCAACGGTATCATTTGCTATGCCTCAGTTGTATGGCCACTCTAAGGTTATAAAGCAAATAATCCTTATTCGGTCGTACTTTCAGGCACTTCGCTATAAGAGCAATCGCGGGTTCCACATGCCCTAACTCAATCAGTGCCCGGCTTGCCGGGTGTAAGGTCCGGTCATCCAAGGGGTTGAATTGGTATGCCTTGATTGCAAATACCACCGCATCCCCCCATTGCCCGGTTTTTTCTGCCCGCCTGGCAAAACTGTAACAGGCCGACGACATCAGTTGCCGGTAGCCGGTATACAATGAACAAACCAGCATAACGCCCAGTATGACTGATAACGCTTTCATGCCCTCAAAAGCCCCGCGTATAAGGATGCAATGAACGGCGTGACTGCTCTTTCCAGGGGAAAACTGAAAAACGCAACGA